TTTCCATCCTCACCGTTGCCCCGGTGGAATTTGTTTTCTGCTGGCGCTAACTGCGACTGATGCACGGCGGCTCCTTATTTGTTGTCTTTGTCTAACGCTGCCAGCCGCTTCGTGAGGGTCGCCGCTTCCTTCGCGTAGACACGCGACAGGTGAAGGTTGTGTTTGATGCGGCGCTTCAAGTCTGCCACATCATCGTCCTTTGCTTCTATGTCCATCGTCGCTCCTATCTTTCGTTCAATTCGTTTAGAAGATTGTAAACCGTGCCAGTGCTGACCTTTAGCGCCTCAGCAATCTTGGCCTTGGTATAGCGCGGACGCCAGACAGTCTTGCCGCCGATCTTCTTGCGGACCTTTTCCTTGAGCATCTTTGCGCCCTTGGCCCGCAGCTTAGCGTCCAGCTTCTTGGGTGCGCCCAGCATGTGGCCCTTGTCTTTCAGGACGGCCATTCCGGCCTTGGTGCGCTCAATCGTAAGCTGGCGCTCAAACTCTGCCATGATCGCCAACATGCCAAGGACGAGCCGCCCTGTGGCTGTGGTGAAGTCAAAGGCTTCGGTCAGGGACTTGAACCCGGCCCCAGCCGCCTCAATCTGGGCTAGGCGCTCGTACAGGTCTTTTATGGACCGGGAGAGCCTGTCCAGCCGCCACACCACCAGCGTATCGCCGGGGCGCAGGTCTTTGATCGCCATGTCCAGTACCGGGCGGTTTTTCTTCGCGCCACTCGTGGCCGGTTCCTCGTGAACGTGAAAGCACCCGGCTTTTTTCAGCGCGGAAATCTGTAGGTCCAAGACCTGATCTGCGGTGGACACCCGCGCGTAGCCAATAAGTTCCCCTTTGGGGGCGGCGGTGGCGACTATTGTTTTCGTCAAATGGCGCATGGGCATTTATAGGCCGATTTGACAAAGCCTGTCAACTATGCTAGTATGCTTTTATTAGATGGAGGAACCGATGCGATTTCAGGATTGCAAAGAAGGTTTGGAAGCAAGGTTTCCGGGTTGCGAGATTTCGGACGATGGCTTTGTTATCCACGCAGTAGCCCCGGAAGGCCACACATGGGACGGCGATCTGCATGAGTACATTTTGGAATACAAAAGCGCCGTTTGGGGTTCTATTTGCAACCGTGGAAACGCAGTAAAAGAAGTGTTTGGCCGGGTCGAATTTAATGGCGCGCCGGTCAAGTGCGACGATACTTGTGAATGTCAACAATAAGGGCCAGCCATGAGAATTAACATCGAACAGGCCAGAGCGAAGCTCGCGGAGTGCCTTCTGGCCGCACAGTCTGGTGACGATGAACGCGCCCATTCTGTTGAGGACGCGCTGCACCATGCCGTCATTGACACAATTGCCAATGGGCAGGCGGACGATCCGCGCGCCTTGGCAGAGATTGCCGCTCGCACTGCTGGGATAGATTTCCAGCGGTGGTGCGCGTAACCATCAGAAAGGGCCGCTAAAGCTCCCGCTTAATCAGCGGCAGCAAATCCCGCAGCCGGATCACGCAGCGCCATTCCTGGTTGCTCTGCCGGAACGCGACCAGCGGTACATGATGCTCTGCACAGCAAGCCTCTATCTGGCGCACCCACTGCATGACCGCGAGGGTTTCATGCCGCTTGGCCTCTATGCGGAACTTGCCAACCTGCATGTCGTCGCCGCCCTCGCGGGCCTGGCCCAGCTTGCGCTTTATCTCGACGCCCAGCGCCTCAGACAGCAATGCAGCCAGCTCACGCTCTGCGCCGGCGCCTTTGTTGCGGGAGTGACGGCCGCCCATCAGATACGCTTTACTTTAAACGGCGTACCGTCGCGGTATCCGTGCAATATCTCATTCACGCGGCCTTGGTCTATGCCGTACGCCTTGGCTATATCGCGCTGGTGGCCGCCGCTGGTCTTGTGCGTATGCCGTATTTCGGCAACCATCTCTTCGGTGATGCGCTTGGCCTTAGCCCGCGCCACGCGGCCAAAGAACCGGCGCTTTGTGTCGTCAGCCAGTTCGTGCAATTCGCGGCAGCCAAACTCCTCCGCCAACTCATGCAGCCTGGCGCGTATCTCTGGGATTGTCTTGCTCAAAATGGCACCTCATCGTTAAGCTCCGGGTCGCTATACGGCTCAAGCACTGGCCCCTTGGGCGCGGCCGTTGTGCGCCTCTTGCGCCCGCCTGTAGCCTTCGCCGGTGGCCCATCGCGGAACGTGCTGCCGTCCTTAGCGATATAGTCAATATGGTTCGTGTCGCCGTCCACGGGTGTCAGGCCGGGCAGCATGTCGGGGATATACAAATGCCCCTCGCACCCTAGCTGCTGCTCGCGGGCGCTCAAGCCCTTGTCGTGCAGCGAGCAATGCCAGCGCCCGTCTGCGACCGGCGTGGAATGGCAGCATGTGCGGCAGTTCTTGTTCGCCCGCTCTTCCTGGTGGCAAAACTTCCATGCGTCGCACATCTTGCACTGCCAGTTCGCCGGGTCTTCGCTGATCTTTGCGGCTGGTGTCCTAGCGCCCAGTACGCGGCAAGCCTTGGTCAGCATGTCCTCGCCAACCTGCTTGTCCTCGTGCACCCACTCGCACCAAAGCTCGTCCGTGTCCTTGCACACCGCGATATACATGGCGCGGTCGATCTTCAGTAGGTTCATATACGTCTGCATCTGCGCGTAGTGCTGCGGCTTTGACGCCTTGACGCCCTTGGCCTTGGTATCGGCAAAGGACTTGGTGTTCATGGTCTTGCATTCCAGCACCGCCCAGGCCTTCGGGGCCTCTGGGAAGCCCTTGCCAATGCCGTCCACGGACCCGCCAAAATGGCCGCCAGCGTCGCGGCAGGCTATCTGCTTGCCGTCGTTGTCAATGTGCAGTTCCACGCCAATGCGGCGCAGTTCGGCATGAATGCGCGGCTCCTCCCGCCGGCCTGTCTCAAATAGCCGTAGCAGTTGCCCGCTAAAGCTAGGCGTGACAGCCCAGCGGAAGGTAAGCCACAGGTAGCGTTCGCAGTGATGCCCGATCAGGGACGCGCCAAGGTGCTCGCGCGGCGGTTCTGCCGCGTTGCGGGCAACGTAGTCGTCGTAGATGGCCTTGGCAGTCGTCTGCCTGGGTTCGGGTATCGCTACCATTTTACCGCTGCCACGGCTGCTTGGCGACGCCGGCGGAAGATGCCGCCTTGACCGCTGCGGGCTTGGACCCGGCGGCCTTCTTGTACCCGCGCACGGAATTGCGGGTCGGGTCCTTGCGGTCCAGCGCCAGGGTAATGGTCATGGGAATGTCGTGGAGCTGGTTGGTGTCCTTAAGCAGCGCCACGCCGCAAGCGTCAGACATGGCGTTCAAGGCGCCGCGGGCGATGTCTTCGGCCACCTTGTTCTCGTTGTGAATGTTCAAACGCTCCCAAATCTTACGCCCCTTGTAAGGGTCCTGCATGATGTTCAGCACAAACTCTACATACTCGCCCGTGCCGGACTTAGTTACCTTGGCCTCGCTGCTGGCGACAATAGCGAGATAATCGCCCGGCGGCAGCGGCTCAAAGCTGCTTACGGGCTTGTCATAGGTCGATGCGTCAAAGTCGATGATAGGCATGGTTTGGTTCCTTAGTTTCCGATTGCGTTGGTAAAGTCATCCCAGGTAAACGGGATGGTCTCAGGCATGGCGTAACGGTTCTTCGCCATGTAGGCAGGGCGCTCGCTGGTGTAAAGCAGCCGCTCTCCCGTGCTGATGCCGCGATTGTTGGTCTGGTTAAAGCCAACTGCGTCTTTTTTCACAATAGTCTTGTAGTTCGCAAACAGCACCGCGTCAGCCCACTCGCGTACCACGGCGTTGCTGCGCTCTTGCAGCTTCGGCTGGTAGCGGTCGTACGGCTCGACTTCGGGACTGTCGAAACGCTTAATGGTCGTATGCGCCAGCAGGATGACGATCATGCCCTTGTCGTTGCGCAGCGCGTTCAGCCCATCCAGAACCTCACGCCACTTCTGCGCAGCGATGATAGCGCCCTTACCATACGCCAGATCCTTGGCGTCGAACTTGGTTTCAATCTCGTTCTGAATGATAGCCTCCAGCCAGTCCAAGCTGTCGATCACCACGGTACGGAAGTCATGCTTGTCCGTGTACAGGCTGCCAATGGCGGTCATCACATCGTCGCTGCTTTTGCACAGCGGGAAGTGGTTTACCTGCAAGCTACCAAGCCCGTCTTCGGTCAGGATAAAGACCGGGTTCGGCGCCTGGCTGGCAAATGTCGTCTTGCCGATGCCCTCCACGCCGTACAGCATAATGCGCGGCGCGGCACTAGCCGTGCTTTTCTGGATGCTCTTAAGGTCAAAGCTCATTTTTCTTCGCTTTCAATTGTGATGGAGGTTTTGGCCGGCTTGACGGTCACGCCAATGGCGATACGCTTCCACCTCTCCGGGCTATCGTTGCGGATACGCTTTAACGCGGCCTCGTCCACAACAGTCTTGAACGGGCGTTCGGCCGTATCCCAGCCCTGCACAAGCGGATTGATAAGCTCGTAGTCGCCTTTGTAATTCAAGCTATAACGCGCCTTGATCCTAAGACCGTTACGCAGTTTGCGGTTAAATGTGCCTTCGTCCGCGTTGGCGCCCAGTAACCCTAGCAGGGCCTCTTCCACTTCAAGGCGTCGGAAGTTTGCGGCTTTCTCGGCTTGCTTATGTATCAGCCAATCCTCGGCCAGTTCTTCTAATGTATCAGGCGGCAGGTTTGTTCGCATCGTTGGGTTCCCCAGTTGGTTTGCGTAAACTGTATTGATTTTGGTTTGGCGTCAAGATGGTTTTTTAGAAATAATATGCTTGCGGCGGAATAATTATGCTGTACCGTCTGCCGCTTCGACGCAAGAGGAAACACAATGTCCCATATTAAAGGCCGGCGTGAGCCAGCTTACAGCATTGTCACCAGACTTGGTGGCGTCAGCAAGACGGCTACCATATGTGGTGTCTGCCCGTCCGTGGTTAGCCGCTGGCTGGTGGGCAAGAAGCAGTTCGGCACCTCCGGGCTTGTCCCGCAGCGTCATTGGCCCAGGCTGATGGCGCACTGCAAGCAGTTTAAAATCCCCATTTCACTCAGCGATTTGGCCGGCCTGAACGATAACAAATAAGCCTTGGGGGCAACGTGCTGAATAGCAGATTTTTAGAGTTAGCCTATGGGCCTGACTTCTTTGACGAGTATGGCTGGGTATGCACGTTCTCCGCGGACCCCAACGCCGCCGATGGTGGCGCATGGAAAGGCGCACCATACTGGCATGCCGCCCCGCAACAGCGCATCATAGACAACAGCAGCGAAGACAACACTTACTACAGCGTCGCCGTCTTTACGCACGACAAGGACGGCAAGAAGCGGCGTAGCAAAGACAACTTCAGCCGCCTGGCCGTGCTGGTCGCGGACGATATTGTATTGCAAGACCTAGAAGGCCGGCAGTCCTACAGGCTGGAGACTTCCAAGGGCTGCTACCAGGTTGGCATGTTTTTAGACCCGGCCGACCCGGACTGCAAAGACCTTCCACTAATTGATCGGCTTATGCAGCGCATGGCCGAGAACAAGCTGGTTAAACAGGACGCCAGCGGCGTCAATGCGGTGCGCTACGTTCGGCTTCCCAACGGGCGCAACAAAAAAGCCAGCCGCAACGACTGGCAGTGCATCCTCCATGACTGCGACGACGAGGACATTGTTTACCCGCTAAAGGACGCCGCGGCCGCGTTCGGCATTAACCTTGACGGCATCAAGAACGAGATACCGCAGCTATCCATTGCCTCCAAGGCCGAGCAATTCCGCGACAGCGTGACCGTGACGGGCGAGACGGCGCAGCTTTACCAGACGCTATTCGACCCGGATCCACGCAATCGTTCCTACCATGACCCGCTACTACGCCTGTCGGCGCAAATGGTAGCCAGCGGCATGAACCCCGGCGCCGTGGTTAACCATCTTCGCGGCATCATGCTCGCCAACATGCCGTCCGCGATTGACGAGCCAGAGCAGTTCGCCCGGCACTCGGCGCGCATGGACGAAATAGCGCGCATGACAATGGCCGCCCGCAAGTATGCCCCGCCGGCGCTAGAGCTAGACAGTACCGATCTGCTCATCAACCAAGCCACGCTCCGCGACCTGACCAAAGACATTCGCTGGCTGGTCGATGACCTTATCCCGGCCGACGCTATGGGCATGGCCTTCGGCGCCAGCGGCACGTTCAAGTCGTTCGTCGCTCTGGATCTGCTAATGCACATCGCGCACGGCAAACGCTGGATGGACCGGGACACAGACACAGGCCCAGTCGTCTACATGGCCGCAGAAGGCGGGGCCGGCATAGCCCGGCGCCTAGACGCCTGGAGCAAGTACCACAACATAGGCGACAGTCCCAACGTCAACATCTGCATCGTGCCGTTGCTGCTGTCGCTGGAAGAGCAAGTCGAAGCCTTCCGCGGCGCTATCCATAAGCTGCCCTACAAGCCCAAGTGTGTCGTTATTGACACACTTGCCCAGACCTTTGCGGGCGACGAGAACAGCTCGTCTGACATTTCACACTATCTGCGGCTCCTGAACGGGCACATAAGGGCCGCGTTTAATGCCACGGTCATTGTCATCCATCACACCGGCCACGCCGTCACCGAGCGGCCCAGAGGCTCCAGCGCGCTTACAGCGAACTTGGACTTCATGGTGTCAATCGCCAAGCCGACGCCAGACTCGCTGCACTGCATCATGGACGCCACCAAGCAGAAGGACGGCGAGAAGCTGAAGAACCTGATGTTCAAGATGCACCCGGTCGATCTTGGCAAGACCACCGCCGGCAAGCCCATTGGCTCGCTGGTCGCCGCGCATTGCGACGTCTACGAAACCCTGACAAGCAACGGCAAGGGGCTGGGCAAGACCGCTTTTGAGAAGGCCATGTTTACCGCAATGGAGAAGAACCCGGAGGGCGTTGGCGAGATTGACGCTTCCGCGCTGCGCGCCTCCACCATCCAGAACCCCAATTCTCGCGGGTCAGCCTGGACGCGGTTTGAGCAGAAATTCATTTACTGCGACCGCCCAGTGGTGGAGTTCGTCAACGGCCGGTATCGGCGGATCTCGTAGTGCGCAGCGCCCTGCCAGGAAACCGCCAGGAAAACCGGCAGGGCGCGCACTCAGCCTAGCGCGAGGAATACTAGGCCGGTTCCGTGTTCGTATTGCCGCCAGCGCGCGTCTTGCGCATCGCGTTCAGCTTACGATAATGCTCTGCATTGCCGCGGTTCTTTGCGGCCCCGCTTTTTGCGCCGCCCTTGGCGCCGATAGCCGCGTAATGCGCCTTGCGGTCGGCCGCGGTCTTGGCTTGCTTGCTCTTAGTCGTCATACGCCACCTGGTTAAGCACCGCCGCATAGCCGGCGATGTCCTGTATGCTGTCCGCGTGGATGCCGTGGCTCAACCGCGCCATCTTAACGTCCAACATGCACAGCACAACCTGCGCCGGCGTGATCTTGTGCCCCAGCGTGAGCGACCACCGCTTGGCGATGTTCTCCATGTTGTCGCGCGGGCTTCCGTATAGCTCGCCACGCTGCTGCACAATGGCGTCAACGGTGGATAGAAAGAGTTTCGGGTTCATGGCGTGTCCTTTGCGGCCGCGTCGATCATCGCCTGCCAGTTTGTTTCTATCGTGGCTTCCTGATTGTACGCCAGCCACACCGCCTGGGTGGGAACCCGCATGGCCTTTATGGCCGCTTCCGCGTAGGCATCAATCCGGCCCTTGGCGAACGTGGTCAGCAAGTCGTATTCCTGCTGTGGGCAATCCCCGACCCGCGTGGCCTCGTATATTGCACGCGCCACCTTATCCTTCATGCTTTGCGTCATGGCTTGGCCTGTTTCGGGTACTTCTTCGACATGGCCGGGATCATCTCCATGACATATTCCAGCCTGTCGTCCTCTAGCGTTCCGTGAACCGCCCGCTTCGCGCGCCAGGAAGAGAACGCCGGGATGCCTGGCGGCGGCTTGAAAGGCTGTTCGGGTTCGCTCATTTGCCGCTCCATAGCAGAAAGCTGAACAGGATAAAGCCTAGTACGAGGGCGCCTGTCATGTTGCTATCCTCCTATATTCCGCCTTGATGGCGTCAAACATGCCCCTGCAACAATGGCACGGGCTGTGACCTTCCGGCGTGTTGTGCCGCACCAGCATCTCCCGCAGCCACTCATCCGTAATCGCCATAATAGCGCGCCTCAGATAAACCGCCCGCGTGAAGGCTGGTATGTCCGCCCTTTCGGCTTCCGTGGCGGTTGACCATGCCAGCTCGCGCACGGTGGGCGGTTGTGCCTGTTCCCATGCTATGCTCATGGCTTCCGCCGCTTTATCGGCAGCACGTTGTTGGCGTCATACTCGCGCCGCTTGAATGGCCAAGCGGTGCTGGGCTTGGGCGGCGCCACGCTGGCCTTCGCCCGCTCGCGCCAGGCGTGGTTGACGTATTCTTCCGCGCCAAGCATGAACTGCACGGCCTGTAGTTCGTCGCGGTGGTAGGTTGTGCGGTGGATCATATCTTCACCTGCTGGCCCTTGCGACGCAGCACCTGCGCCAGCCGGGTTGTCTTGGATCCAGGCGTCTTCGCGCCCGGCGTGATGGGCTTGCCGGTCTGGCGGGCGTCCGTGTCGCTGGTTCCGCCCGTGTTCTTGGCGGTCTTGCCGGCTGCGCTTAGGTTGGGGGTGTAGGGGGATTTCATATGTATCTCCTAAGTGTGGTGGTTTTCCCGTTGTACTTCAACAAAATGTCATTCCGCATTTCTTTATGGTCTAAAAAAAACTCAACGATGACGCCATCAAGCGCGGCTTGAACTACCGCAACGGGTTCCGTTATGTGGCGGCCATCGCGTAAGAACTTATCAATCTTGCGAGACGTCCGGTCCCATATGCCGCCGCAGCCCTTAATCCCATACTTGGCGTTTATGTCTTGCACCGCTTCGCAGCGAAATTGCATGTCCTTCCATACCGCCGCATTGCGTTCTACATTTTCAGGAGTTGACGCCCCTGGCGGCTTTTGGATACCCGTTCCGTTGCAATGGTGGCAAGACCTAGACATTGCGCGCCTCTTCCGCAGCTCTCTGTTTCGCCCGGCATAAGTGGCAATCGTACCAGTCCTTGACGGGCTTGCCGTGGTTCCGCACTAGATCAAACCTTGCCAACGCGCCATGCGGTAACCAGTTACCGCAGCGGCAACGGGCGCTGTTCCGCACAGCGCGGAGGTTCGTTACGCCGCTTATTCCGCGGATCATGCTTCACCCGCTGGCGTGTACCTACGGAGTAAATCAGGCTCGAACCATCGATCTTGATACACGCCGCGCTCATCAAACCAGCAGCACAACGCGCCCCACGAGAAATGCTGCGTCATGCCGAGCCCCAAAAATGGTTCAATTGGCGGCTCGTATTCTTCCCATTTCATAACGGTCATTAGCGGGCCGCCTGATTTTAGAATGACAACATCGCCGCGCTTCCAGAGCCAGCCCGCCGTCATGCCGGCACCACAACAAACCGCCCCAAGGCGTCCCAACCGTTTTCCCCGGTCGGCTCATAGTGGACGCTATAGAACCTGCCCTGTTCTCTAGAAAGAGCGCGCGCGGCCTTCCAGGCTGCGGCATGAACCTTGGCGTCTTTGTTTACAGCATCGAATGCGGTTTTGGTTGTCATTGGCGGTTTTCCTCTTTGGCGGTTAAATGAACGTGAGCAGCAACGCTAGCACAATTCCCCAGAACAAGGCAAGCGCGGCTAGGGCAGGAATGCATCCGTGAAATTGATGGTGTGGGTTCATGGCGTGTTATCCTTCCGTTAGGTTAGAAGCAGCTCCCGCAAGAACAATGGTCCTTGCCGCCGCTTTTGCAGTAGTCGCTTGCATCGTGCGGCGGGTGGAAATTATTGCCTTCCGCGGCTTCCGCATCGCAATAGACGCAATCGCCAGGCGCGGCCTTGTGTCGGCGACGGCCGGGCTGGCGGGGGGCTGGGGCGGGGTTATCCATTGGTATGGCCTTCCGCCGGGTAAAATGTGGCGATGTGGCTTTTTGGTAGTTCCGCCGGTGGGGCGCTGCGGATAACATACATGGGCGCCCCTATGCGGTTGAGATTGTATACCGCAAAAGGTTTGCCGTCCCTGTTCGCCAGGCGCTGCGCTTCCGCGCTAATCCTGTCCAGGCTCATTTGCACACCACCACGCCGCGCGAGTAATAGGATCCGGCGTCTTCGCCTTCCGGGACATCGCCCGGCCGCAGAATGTATAACGCGGCGCCGCGCGGATCGCCTTGGACATAGCTTGTCAGCGTAGGGTATCGGCCCATTATCGCTTTAAGCCTGCGCAGGGCGCCGGCTTCCATGTCGGGAATAGCATAGCGAGTGCGGCCGTATTTGCCGCCATTGTCATAGGTGCGGAAAGGCTTTCCCGTGGCTTCGTCCCGCTCGATGCAAGTGCCATCGGCCGCGCCACACTCTCCCTCATGCCAGCGGCTTAGCGTCATGCTAATCCGCCGGAGGTCAAATGCGTCTCTGTAGGCGATGCCTATGCCTTGAAGGGTTTGAATGCAGTTATAAGGATGGCGTTTCATTCTGGCGGCTCCTTTTGGAGGTTTCGGGCTCTTTATGCTTCCCGTATAAGCCCCCGCCATTTTGTGCGACGGGGGCTTAGGCTGCAGGCGTTAGGCGGCTTTCTCTAGGCTCATAGCAGCATTGACTTCGGACAATTCGGCCGGCGTTAACAATTCTAACACGCTGGCATATTGCGCGTCACGGTGACGAACAGGCATAACCACCCCAACAATACCTTGCGCGCCAAAAGCCAGAACGCCTGGGCCGGCGCCGTTATGGTGCAGCGTGGGCGCGCTGATACTCATTAGCTTGGCGAACTTTTCAAAGACTCCAAGCTGCATCCCGTCATATTGCGCCAATTCGCCGCTGCATTCGACCGGGATCACGCGCGCATAATCTGGGAACTTCCCGTCAACATGCGCGGTCATGCCCGTGATAGTGCCCGTAAACTGTAAAAGCGTATTGTCGGCGTTTACCGTCATGCTGGCGCATGTCTCATACTTTCCCGGCTTTTGCGCCTTGATCCAGTCGCGCGGGATAATCCAATCGCCGCAAAGGGTGTTTTCCTCGCTGCTATCCTGTTTGGCGTGCAAGAGCCTGTGCCCGTCCGTTGCGACATAAGTAACGGTATGGGCGCGCACCTGTACAAAGACGCCCTTTAGGTAATAGCGCGTTTCCTCGTTAGAAGCCGCAAGGTTCACGGCTTTGAGTGTGGCAATGTCAATTTGAGCTTGCATAGGTTTAATCCTTGTTTGGCGGTTATCGTGCCTTTAGGCCGCACGGGAAACAAGCGGGGGTGGGCCGCTTGTGACCAGTGCAGTCTACGCCTTGGCGCGGCCCACCTGAATGAGGCAATAGCCGCCCCATCCCATACACATTGCGGCTAATGCTGCGCTTGCGAGGGCGGGGGTGCAGAACGCGCCGAATTGGCTTTCCAGAACATGTACAGCGTCAATCGAGATAAAGGCGGCCGCGAATAGGCCAATGGCGGTTAGGGCGTAGGCTGTGTTGTGGGTCATGGCGGTTATCCTTTTGGCGGGTTAAAAATTCCAAGGTTGCGCGGCTTCAGCAAAAGCCAGGCGACGCGCCGACGCTTTATCGCTGCAATATGCGACGGAAAGAGCGTCGCGGAGGCTTGGACCGTTGCAAATGGTCAGAACGTAATTCAAGCCAGCGTCGCGGTCTTTTTTGCCGGCTTTGGTAAGGTGGGCAGTTTTCATGGGGCGGTCTTTCCTTTGGTTCAACGCAAGCGTTATTGCATCGTTTGGCTTGCGTTGCAAGCTTGCGTTGATGGCTTGGTGTTCACATGATGTTACAACGCAAGCTGAATAATAACCCTAGTGCGAGTGTGTGTACTGCCGGGGTCACTGTTTGTTCTATTTTGAGGTATCCAAAACGGGCACTTTCGTGAGAGATCGTGTCCATTTTGGATACTTTCACATGAGATGGAATGAAAACATTACGTTATTTCGAATAATCTGTGCAATTTGTCCCGAATTGTTCCGCCAATTGGCACATTGTCCCGATTGTGCGGGGGTACGTAGTACCCGCACGGGACAAGCCGGGACAGGCTTTGCACGGGCGCCAGCGAGGGCGGGGAACGGGAGGAAAGCAGGCACCCAAAGGCACCCTGATAGGCACGCCTGGAGCCGCCTGGGGACGCTATGGCCGGCGGCCTATGGGTGACGCGCCATGCCGGCCGCGCTGCTACGGGTGCGCGCTATTGAGGGGCGCGGGCTGGCATGAGCTGGGTAGTCGGCGTGGCATACAGGCACCGTTGCAACTAGGCATTGCATTACTGCCATCCCGCGCTACAACCTAAAACGCTATGCTATTGGTAACGCGTGCTTATTATCATCATCCGCGTATAATTCTATATTATGAGCAATCCGCATCCGCACGCAAAAAGATATATCCCCTGTATGCATACAGTGAAAACATGACCCCCCGCCCCCCTCTCGAACCCGGTGGGCCCCCTGGCTCTATGGCTACCGGCTGGCCGCACGAATATTTTTACCCTACCAAGCCTTGCTATTTCCGCAGCATTGTGCAAACGGGCAAAGCGGTATAGTATTGTCCAAGCAACCGGCAACAACTGGTCAAATAATGAAGCCAAGCAGCATGAAGCGGCCTCACGGGGCGAAGAAGCGTCGCAGTACGAAGGCGACACAGAACGCCAGGGAGGCCATTGCGCAGTTTGTTGACAACAACAGCGACCGGCTTCAGTCGCTTTTGGACGCGATTGAGGCCCAGGACGGCCCGCGGGCTGCCTTTGCGGCGATTACCGATATGGTCGAATATTCAGTACCTAAGCTCGCTAGATCCGAACACACTGGCGCGGACGAGGGCCCGATTACGCTGGAAGTGAAGTGGCTGGACGGCGCCTTAAACAAGGTCATCAAGCCAAAGGCCGCGAAATGATCCCAGCGCCGCACATGCCGGAACGCTCGGCGTTGGACGAGATCCGCCAGCTTATCAAGCAGATGCACACTGCGGCGCGCCCGGACGCTATCAGCCGGGAGATTATGGGCCGGGCGAGCCACCGCATTGATACGTTGTGCGGGGCGTACATGAACGCGGACATTTTTGACGCGATGGCGCAGTACAAGCTGTCCAAGTACGAAACGCGGCTTGCGGAGGCGTTGTTTAGCAATCCTGGCCGGCTGCTGTCGAAGTCGGCGCTTTTTGACGCGCTGTACTTTGACCACCGTGACGAGCCGACATCTGACATTGTGAACGTGTGGGTGTGCAAGTTGCGGAAGAAAATCAAGAACAGCCCGTACGACATTGAGAATTTGCATGGCATGGGCTACCGCGGCGTCATAAAGCAAGTGGCGCCAAAGTAATGAGTTACCTGGACGACGTCATGCGTTTGATGCTGGCGGCGACGAGGGACGAGCCTGAAGAGCAGCGTATTGAGACTATCCGGGCCGCGTTGAATTGCGCGTACCGGCGTGTACAGAACAAAAGCACGTTTCAGACTGACCGTGAATGGGAGCGTATCATGGACCGCGCGCACGGTTTCAGGCAGTACAGGGTAAATTAGTGGCAGAAGTAGATCCCCAGATGTTGGCGGCAGTGTTGGCGCGGGTACAGGCGCCGGCGCCTACCGCGCGACCGGATCCTACCGACTTTACGGCTATGCTAAACACGCCGTTGCCGGCGGAAAAATCTGGTGGGTATCCAAATTGGCTACAATCGTTGCCTGAAGACATGGACCGCACTGGCCGCAACTACGACCTTCAAGGCGCGTACTTGGCTGGGCTTTCTACGGCTGACAATGGGCATTTGCCAGATACGTTCAAAAAGCCAAACCACCCGACATTTAGCAATGAAAGCAAATATAGCGGCAAAGACTTTGGCACGGGCGGCCAATGGAGCCAAAACCCGGACAAAACATGGTCTTTCGCGGTTTCGCCAGACCAGCTTAAGATTAGTGACCCGCGCGCCATTGCGGACTATTTTAAGAACAACGAGCCTACTGGAACGCTGATTATGCCGGGCGGCAACTAGATGGCCGTTAAGAGCATCACCATTGACTACACCCCCCGCGACGCGTTCAGGGCCTTTCATGCCCGTACGCAGCGTTGGGCCTGCTTGGTGGTGCATCGCCGCGGCGGCAAGACTGTGGCGGCCGTCAATGATTTGATCCGCGCGGCTTTGATGTGCCGGTCTGAATTTCCGTTGTTTGGGTATGTGGCGCCGTACCGCAGCCAGGCTAAGAGCGTTGCTTGGTCATACTTGAAGTATTACGCGCAGCCGATTACGGCGGCGGTAAACGAGGCGGAGCTTGAACTGACGTTGACGACGGGTGCGAAGATCAAGCTGTTTGGTGCGGATAATGCGGACGCGATGCGCGGATTGGGCTTTGACGGCGTTTTGCTGGACGAGTATGGGGATTTCCGGCCTAGCGTTTGGGGCCACGTTATACGCCCTGCACTGTCTGACAAGCAGGGGTGGGCGGTCTTTATTGGTACGCCAAAGGGCAAAAACCAGTTCTGGGACGTGTACGACGACAGTACCCGCAGCGACGAATGGTTTACTCTAAAGCTGCCGGCAAGCAAGTCAGGCATCTTGCCGGAGCAAGAGCTTGATGCGGTCAAGCGGCAGATTACGAAGGACCAGTACGAGCAAGAGTATGAATGCTCGTTTGAGGCGGCCATTTTGGGTGCGTACTACGGCACGGAAATGCGTGAGCTGGAGGAAAAGGGGCAGGTTACGGAGGTCAACTACGACCCCAGCTTGCGGACTTATACGGCGTGGGATCTGGGGCGCAAGGACGACACGGCTATCTGGTGGTATCAGATGGTGCGCGGCGAAGTGCACGTCATTGATGCCTATTCAGTTTCTGGCGCGGACATTGAGGACATTGCCAAGGTTGTGATGTCCAAGCCGTACCACTACGGGCAGCATTACTTGCCGCACGATGCGCGGGCCAAAACGCTGGCGAGCAACGGCAAGTCTGTGATTGAGCAGCTTGAGAAGTTCTTGGGCATTGGCGATATGTCCATTGTGCCTAACCTGAGTGTGCAGGACGGCATCCAGGCGGCGCGTATGATGCTGCCAAACTGCTGGTTTGACAAGGCAAGGTGCCGCAAGGGTGTTGAGGCGCTAAAGCAGTACGAACGCGAATTTGACGAGGACAACAAGGTATTTCGCGCAACGCCGAAGCACAATGGCGCGAGCCATTACGCAGATGCGTTTCGGATGCTGGCGATAGCGCAGCGCGAGGAACAGCCGGCGCGTAGAGTATTCCCTGACCGTCCATTGATTGTGGGGCCGGGTAATATGGCAAGTTTGGAAGACATGTACGCTGGTGCAAAGCGTCAACAAAAAAGGATGAGAGTATGAACTTGAATGTATTTAGACCGTCTACCGGCACAACCAAGACCCTAAGCGCCACCAATTCGTCTGGCAGCGTTACGTTTGACGCCAAGGACGTACAGAGCAGCACCAACATTGGTGGGCATCAGATTATCCGCGCGTACAACGCTGGTACGCAGATTGTGTTCTGCCGTTGGGGCGCCGGTGCGCAGACAGCTACGACTTCTGACATGCCGCTTATCCCTGGCGTAGTCGAGACATTTAGCAAGGCGCCCGGCGACGACACGTTTGCTGGCATTACGGCGTCTTCGACCGCGACGGTCTATGTGACTTGCGGCGAAGGGGCTTAACATGGCAATTCGCGGTAGCAGTTTTGTTCCGGGTCAAACGCCGGGCACAACGACCAACGACAACGCCGCGGCCGGCAATGTCGGGCAATATATCGAAAGCGTGGTTGTGTCGGGCTCTGCTGTTGCGGCCACAAGCGCAACACAGGTAAATGTAACGTCTATTTCGCTGACGGCCGGTGATTGGGACATCGAAGCGTCGATCACAACTATTCCGGCTGGTGGCACAACGCAATCAGTTTTAATTGGCGGCATTAGCGCGACTACCGCGACGCTTCCGGCAGTGGAGTTGCGGACCTACGCCCAGCCTGCGATAAACGCCGGCACGAATTGTTCGATTTCATTCCCGCGAACTCGTGTGTCTATCGCCAGCACCACAACGTATTTCCTTGTTGCCGATATTTTCTTTGCCGTTAGCACGCTTGGTGTCTGCGGGTTCATCAACGCGCGGCGGGTTCGTTAAACAATGAGCGGTGTAAGTAATCCATATCGTTACCAGTACGAGCATGTTGCGGCGTCACAGTCGGCACAAGTGCTTGGCACGACTGGTGCGATTGGTGATTATTTGCATCGCATTGTCATTACGGTTTTTACGGCCGCGTCTGCACAAGTGCAGATTGTTGATGGGTCTGGCGCCAGCATTCTTACGCATACCATTTTGTACAATACGCCCGGTGGCGGCACTGGCGTGTACAACATTGAATTAAACGCCATATCTCAGAACGGCGCGTGGAAGATTACCACGGGCGCAGGCTCTGAAGTAATGGCCGTCGGCATCTTCAGCGCGTAGGAAATAGCAAATGCCTTGGTCCCCATCGCAGCATAGGCTTTTTGAAGCCGCGGCCCACGACCCGGAGATTGCCAAGCAAAAGGGCATTCCGCAGGCTAAGGCTGCCAAAATGGCGTCTGAAGGCATCAAAAAAGGGCCAAAGATGGCCAAGGTTTTAAAAGGATACAAAAGTGGCTATTGACCCCAGAGTTCTTGCGTCCGTGATGCAACGGATGCAACCCAGTTCGCAGCCCGTTGCTCCTCAGATCGGTGCTGCGCCGCCCCCAGACGATGGCGTGCCCCCAGGCCCGTCGTCCGGGGGCGTGCCACAAGGCGCAATGCAGGGCATGGCCCCGCAGGGAGCGCCGCAGACGCCCGTGACTGTGCAGGGCACAGTTATGATGGGCCCGGCCCAGCCACCGCGTATGATGGCCCCTGGCGGTCCCACTATGGACAACAGCACAGTTGGTGGCCCGCCTCCGATGGGCGGTCCTCTGGGCGCGGGCTCTCGCCCGCTGCCTCCCACCATGCCGATGCGTAGGTAGATAATATGGCAGAGCGGGCAACGCCTGAACTTGAGAAGTACTTGGACGCCGTTGCGACTTATGACAACGAGTTTAAGAAGTGGGACGCGCGTACCCGCAAGATACTTAAGAAGTACCGGGACGACGGGCGGTCGTCTGGGGCGAGCGAAACCGCCAAGTTTAACATTCTTTGGTCAAATGTTCAAACACTAATTCCCGCGGTGGCTGCACGGCTACCAAAGGCAGATGTTGCGCGGCGTTTTGTGGACAATGATCCGGTGGGGCGCGTCGCGGCTCTGCTGTTGGAAAGGTCTTTGGATTATGAAATTGAACATTACACAGATTTTCGGTCGTCTATGCGGCATTCGGTGGAAGACCGTTTCCTTGGTGGGCGTGGCGTATCCTGGGTCAGATATGAGCCACACATCAGAGAGCAAACCGGAGTTGGCGACCCGGCTGAAGACGACGGCTACCAAGTCACGGAAGACGTTGAAGCCGAAGGTAGCGAAGACCAAACCGCCGGCCAAGAAGAAGCCCCAGAAGAAATAGCCTACGAGTGTTCGCCCACTGACTATGTGCATTGGAGCGACTTCGGTCATTCTGTGGCGCGCACCTGGGAAGAGGTTAGCTACGTCTGGCGCTGGGTCTATATGACCAAAGAGGCGGTTGCGGAGCGTTTTGGCAAGGACATTGCCAAGAAGATCCCGATGGACAACGGGCCGGAGAAGCTGGACAAGAGCCAGCTAGACAAGGCCAAAGACAAGGCCAAGATCTGCGAGCTATGGGACAAGGAGCGCGGCGTTGTTGTTTGGTTTTCAAAGAACTACCCGGACACGATTGACGAACGCGACGACCCGCTGAACATTGAGGGCTTCTTCCCTTGCCCGCGGCCGCTTTATGCCACCACGACCAGCGATAGCCTTGTTCCGGTGCCTGATTTTGTTCTGTATCAGGATCAGGCAAACGAACTAGACATTCTGTCTGACCGTATCGACGGCTTGGTTAAGGCCCTGCGCGTCCGCGGCGTTTACGACAGCAGCCAGCCAGCGTTGCAGCGGCTTCTGACGGAAGGCGACAACAATACGTTGATCCCCGTTGAGAAATGGGGCGCTTTTTCTGAAAAGGGCGGGCTGAAGGGCACAATCGACCTTTTGCCGCTGGACACCATCGCAACTGCGTTGTTGCAGTGTTACCAAGCGCGGCAGGACATCAAGGGCCAGATTTACGAGATTACGGGCATTTCGGACATTATCCGCGGCCAGTCTGCGGCATCTGAGACTGCTACGGCGCAGCAGATCAAGGGCCAGTATGCCGGGTTGCGTCTAAAGTCCATGCAGGAAACTGTGGCGCTGTTTGCCAGCGAGCTTCTGCGGATCAAGGCCCAGATCATCTGCCAGAAGTATCAGCCGCAGACTATCCTTGCCTATGCCGCTGCGGAGCAACTGAGCCCAGAGGATCAGCAGATGATCCCCCAGGCGCTACAATTGCTCAAGAACAAGCCGTTGCAGTCGTTTCGCATTGAAGTTGCGGCGGACAGCTTGGTGCAGATCGACGAAAACCAGAACAAGCAGGACCGTATGGAGTTTCTGAACGCCTTTGCAAACTTTATGCGCGAGGCCGTTCCGGCCGGGCAACAGGCGCCTGAAATGGTGCCGGCGCTCATGGCGATGATGAAATACGCTGTTGGCGGGTTTAGGCAGGCCAAGACGATTGAGGGCACTATTGACCAGGCATTGCAGCAGTTGACGGCTAAGGCGGCACAGGCGGCAGCAAACCCGCAGCCGCACCCGGAGGAAATCAAGGCCAAGGCCGATATGGCGCAGGCACAGGCCAAGGGGCAGGTGGATATGCAGGTTGCGCAGGCCAAGGCGCAAGCCGACTTGGCAGCCAGGCAGGCTGAAATGCAGGGCGAGGCTCAAATTGAGCAAATCAAGGGGCAGAACGCAATCGCTTTGGACGCGGCACGGTTTGAACACGAAAAAGAGCTAAAGTCGCAAGAATTGTTGTTCAAAGAGGCGTACGACAAGTGGAAAGTGCAGTTTGAAGCTGCGACAAGTATTGTCATCGCCCAGATTGCGCACCCGGAGGTTGACCCGGCCGCGGAACAGGCAGAACAGGCAGCAACAGAAAACGTTGTCAAGGGGCTTGGCGAAACCATGCAGACTACGTTGAACAGCGTCGCTTCTTCGCACCAGGACCTTGCCAAGTTGCATACGGACGCAATGGACAAGATCAGCACGGCAATGCAAACAATGAACGCCCCAAAGCGTGTTGTTCGCGGACCTGACGGGCGCGTGACCGGCGTAGAAACAGCAGAATGAGTAATAAAACAGCCGGTACAGGACATTTTTTGATACCGACCGCGCCGGCGGCGGGTACATCTTGTACGTCTGGCGCGGCCAACGTGTTTACGACAGCCTATGTGCAGCTTATCGCCAGCACGGCGGCGGCGTTGTATATAACTGGCATCTATGTGGAAGCCGCTGCGGTATCGGCTGCAACATATAAAGTGTTGCAACTGGCCACGGGCGCGGCGGCTTCTGAAACAATAATAGGCCAATATCTGTTTGCGCCCGAAACGGGCAGCGCCACAACGCTTACTTACCGTCCCATTTATCCGTTTATTCCCGTTGCAACGACCACCCGCATTTCATGCAAGACGGCTGATAGCGTGGGCGCGCAGGCCAATCTGATAACGCTGGAGTGCATTGCGCAGTCCAACGTGGTGAACGACGGTATCACTGTTGGCACGGTAAACCTTGTAAATACAGCCACCACAGTTACCAACCAACTTACGGCAGCGGCGGTAGCGGCGGGTGTCTGGCGCGACACGGTAGCCGCCGATTTTACTCAAGCATCATCCGTTGGGATTTCAGTGATGAACGGCGTGGCTTTGGGTATTGGCTTAAAGATAAATTCTTACACTGGTGACACGCCACAGAGCGGCGACAATTTTGCCCGCCTTGGCGCGGCGGGTGCTGGGCTTACCGCACTTGGCGATACGCGAATTGCCAATTTGGACGCTGTTGTATCTAGCCGTCTTGCGGCGGTTAGTTATTCAATACCACCATCTGCCGCAGCAATTACGACGGCAGTGTTGACCACGCCAATGACAGAAAGTTACGCGATTATGCACGCCGCGCCGACATTGGCGCAAATTCATTTTGAAAAACGGGCATTGCTGGCGGAAAAAGCCGTGGCTGGGACGGTTTTGACTGTAAACAAAATTGATGGCACGACGGTTGCGGAAACTTTTACTCTTAACGACGCCACGGCGCCTACCGCGATAACGCGGGCTACTTAATGTCTGTCGCGGCAATTATTACAGAAGGGATCGGCCCTGGCGGTACGGTCCCATTTCTGCTTATGGGCGGCCTTTCACAAGGCAAAGCCCCCGTTATCTTTGTTGGCGATACCCACGACGACGCCAAGAAACATGATAAACGCGCCCGGCGGCTGGTCAAAAGGCACCGGGAAAAGAATGAACTAAGGACTCAGCAAGTAATCGCGGCCTTTGAGCAAGTAATCGAAGGCAAGCCGATTATACCTGTAGAGGTGGCTGAAACCATAGTTAAGTCTTTGGAAGTAAACAACAAGTTTACAAAAACTGACTTTGCAGACCTGCAAAATCAATTAAACGTAGTTCAAGCATTGTGGAACGAATACTTGGCAAATGACGACGAAGATGTTATTTTAATGCTATGAGCCGCAGCCGATCACTTTACGACCGCAAGGGGTTACTTGCCGAATACATAGATGATGTGGTAGTATATTACCGCGACGGTGATTTGGGTCGGGAAACCGCATCCGGTCCCCAAGTCGTCAAGGACATTGAGCCATACCAGTCTATGGTCACTGGCGAAATGATTTCGGGCCGAAAGCAGCACAGGGACCATTTACGCGCCCATAACTGCATAGAAATCGGCAATGAGAAGATGGAGTCCAAGCCGGAAGCCCCCAAGGGGCCGTCGCGCAAGGAAACTCTCCATAGAATGCTTGCAGATGTTGGGGACCGCGATATTCAGCGGATTATTCAACAGACCATCAGGGAGCGTAGATGAGCGTCGAAGATCAGGAAGTCGCCCCACAGGCAGACCGCCGCGATATGCTCGCAGAGCAGCTTGACGCCATTGAGACGCCTGAAGCCGTAGAAAGCTCCCCGGATCCCGTAGAAGCCAAATCTGACAGAGCCAGGGACGAGGCCGGCAAGTTTGTTGCCAAGGCGCCAGAGGCCTCTAATGAGGCTGCCGCGGCCCCCGTAGAGCCAGCCGCCCCCGTAGAGGAGCCCGTCTGGAAGCGCCCGCCTAATAGCTGGAAGCGCGATTATCACGATGTCTGGGCGTCGGCCGACCCGCGGCTGCAGGAATATGCCTACCAGCGCGAAGAGCAGATGCGGGCTGGCGTCGAGCCGCTGAAGACCAAGGCTGAGGTTGCCGACAGGTTCAATCAGACGATTGAGCCGTACATGAACACCATTCGGGGAATGAATATCGACCCCATGCAGGCCGTAGCTGGCCTGATGAACACTGACCACACGTTGCGCAATGGCAGCCAGGAACAGAAACAGCAGGAGTTTCTGAAGCTCGCCCATTACTACGGCATCGACCTTAACGGCGCCGCTGTGCAGCAGCAGCCTGTCGCCGCACCAGAATACTATGCGGTGCAGAACGAAATTACGCAGCTTAGAGGGCAACTGAACTCGTTTCAGCAGGCCCAGCAGGCAGCGGAAGAAAACCAGATTTTGGCAGAAATCAACAAGTTTGCGCCAAATAAGGAATTCTTTGAAGACGCACGACCACTGATGGTTGACCTTTTACAAAAGGGCCTCGCAGTGGATCTAGAAGACGCCTATGAAAAGGCGGTACGCCTCGACGACACGCTATTCAATACCGTGCAGTCGCGCCGACAAGCGCAGACTACATCGGCAAAGGTAGCAGTCGCTGACAAGGCTGCGAAGGCAGCTAAGGCGGCAGCGGTTAGTGTTAAAAGTTCCACACCCGGAGCGGCGACTACTACCAAAGCGCAAGATAGGCGTTCAAGGCTCGCGGAACAATTCGAGGGCTTAGATGAACGCTTTTGATGAACTGAAAGGATAGACTATGGCTTTCGCCAATAGCTCCATCAGCGACATCATTGCGACAAACATTCAGAGTCGTACTGGTGAACTGGCTGATAACGTGACGAACAACAATGCGTTGCTCCGTCGCCTGAAAGACCGCGGTAACGTCAAGACTTTCTCTGGCGGTAACGTGATTTTGCAGGAAATCATGTATAATGATACCACCACGAACAACACCAACAGCTACAGCGGCTTTGAAGTGTTGAACGTGTCCCAGAACTCGCCCATCAGTGCGGCACAGTTCGGTATCCAGCAGTATGCGTCTGCCGTGTCGATTTCTGGCCTGGAAATGATCCAGAACAGCGGCAAGGCGGCCATTATTGACCTTCTGGACGGCCGTATGTCCGTTGCTGAGGCGCAGCTGGCCAACCGCATCGGCGGCGACATCTACCTGGATGGCACTGGCAACAGCGGCAAGAACATCACCGGCCTTCAGGCCGCTGTTCCTGACGTTGCGACCACTGGCACCTATGGCGGCATTGACCGTTCGACCACCATTGGCACCTTCTGGCGTTCTGTCTCGTACTCTGGTTTGACCAATGGCGGCTCCGCTGTCACTGCCTCGAATATCCAGCAGTACATGGACGCGCTGGCCGTTCAGCTTATCCGTGGTACGGACAAGCCCGACCTGATCGTTGCGGACAACACCTACTATCGCTTGTATTTGCAGTCGTTGCAGTCCATCCAGCGCATTTCGGACTCCGGTTCGTCGATGGCTGGCGCTGGCTTTGCCTCGCTGAAGTATTATGGCGCCGGTATGGCTTCGGACGTGGTGCTAGACGGCGGTATCGGCATGACCACCTCGGCTCGCATGTACTTCCTAAACAGCAAGTACCTGTACTTCCGTCCGCATTCTGATCGTAACTTTGTTCCGATTGGCGGAGAACGTCAGGCAGTCAACCAGGACGCTATCGTGAAGCTCATCGGCTGGGCCGGCAACCTCACCTGTGGGGGCGGCCAGTTTCAGGGCGTCCTCATCGCTTAAAGGGAGAACCATCACATGGCTTATACTATTGTTGAACCGCAGTCGGGTTATTTCCCGATTGCCGTTGTTGACAGCGGCATTTCCTACACCTCGCCCGCTGGCGCCGTAACTACCATCCCCACGCCGCCGGCGACCTTGGGGCAGACCATTCGTGCTTTCGACCCGACTTACGGCGAAGGCGAATTTGTTCTGCTTCTGGGCGTTGCCAGCACCGCTATCGGTTCTTTGGTGACTTACAATGCCAGCACCTACCAGACTGCTTTGTGCCCTTCGACTGCTAACTTGGCCCAGCCCGTTGCTGTTGCCATGTCTGCTACGACGGCCACCACGTTTGGTTGGTATCAGATCAGCGGTTCGGCCGTTGTTCTGAAGCAGACCAACCATCAGATCGCGGGCAATCTGGCCGTGGGCATTTCGTCCTCGACTGGCCGTATCGTGGCTTCCTCGTCGGCTGGCGCCGGCAAGGAAATTCAGAGCGCGCGCAAGTCTGCGTCGGGCACTGTGGCTTCTGCTACGACCACTTGCGTCATTGTCATCAACCGTCCGCATATGCAGGGACGCATTACCTAATGGAAATTGACGTTTTTTGCATTACGCCGGATGAAGAACTGTTTTCGCAAGTACGCGAGAATTGTGCCTCCACGCGGCGTTGGGCGAAGAGCGTTGACCCGCATGATGGGGTCGCCGTGCTTGTGGCCGGCGGCCCCTCATTGCGTTCCAGAATTGACGCTATTAAGTACCGTCAAGAGATAGGGCAGAAGATATTTGCCCTTAATGGCGTGTGCAAGCTGCTTAACGATAACGGGATCACCCCGGATTATCAGGTGCTGCTTGACCCGCAGGAGTTTCTGACGGCGTACATCGGTAAGGCTAAGGAGTATCTGGTGGCATCACAATGCCACCCGGCTGTCCTTGCCGCTGTCCCGGATCCGGTTTTGTGGCATTTTGCGGTTGCTGGCATTGAAGAGCATATTCCAGAACACGATGATAGCTATTGCATGGTTGGAGGCGGCGTAACTGTTGGCCTAACCAGCATGTGTTTAGCGTATTCAATGGGTTACAGGACGCTCCATTGCTACGGTTATGATAGTTCTTATGAAAATGAGGCTAGTCATGCTTACGCCGTACCGTCTTTCCCGGCGGAACTAATTGCACATATGCCTACTGCTGGCGAACGTGTTACCGTCACAACCGGCGGAAAGACGTACATCTCCACGCTCTGCTTGACAAAGCAGGCCCAGAATTTCCCCAAACTCTGTGATGACCTCATGGATATGGGCTGCACTATTACACTTGATTGCGATGGCTTGCTTTGGGCCATTACCCAGCAAAACCTAATTGCCGCCTTAGCGGCCTAGAAAGGACTACAATATGTCTATCCCATCCCGCATCCTAGCCGCTGGCAATTCGCCGTTGGCCACCGTTGCCATCGCTGGCGATGCCGGCACGGCGCTTGTTGCCGTTGGCTCGACCCAGGCGACCGCCTTGCAGCTTTCGTCTGTTTTCAACGCTATCACCACCTCGTCCGCTTCGACTGGCTTGAAGCTGCCGCCGTGCGAAGCTGGCGCCATGATCCTGATTTACAATCTGAGCGGCCAGACCTTGCAGGTTTATTCCAACGAAACCTCTGGCGTCACCATGAACTCTGCCGTCGCCGGCTCGACTGGCGTTCAGGTCGGTAACACCAAGACGGCCATTTTCTTTGCCGACAGCGCCACGCACTGGTGCGGCTCTGTTGCCCTGACCGCAACGTAACAAGGAGACTACATGCCTCTCGACAGCGATATTCAGCACGGCGACGATCAACTGCACGTTACGTTCTACGAAAGCACACTCAAGGGCTATGAAGGCGTCCCCTTCATTCGCATTGTTGTGCCGGGCGACAGGACGAACATCATTGATCGGTTTGTACGCTCAGAAGACAAGGCACGGTTCCCGCGTCATTGGCTAGCGTATCAGATGGACAACGCTGAAGGTCAGGTTATCGGGACGCTGCTGAACACTTGGCATATGGACCGCCCGGAGGAGTTCACCCGCAACGAGCTTGAGGAAATGCAAATCCTCAAGTTCCAGACGGTTGAACAGATTGCCACGGCCAATGACAAGCAGTTGCAGAAGATTGGCATGGGCGCTGCCGGTATGCGTACGCGGGCGCAGGCTTACCTTGTTGGCAAGAACGCCAACATTGTGTCTGACGAACACGCAAAGACGCAGCGCGAACTTGTTGAGATGAAGGAACAGATGGCCGCGTTGCAGGCGATGCTTACTCCGCGTAAGCCTGGCCGGCCTAAGAAAGTAGATAGCGATGTCAACGACGACGATGTTGCAGTTGGTGCAACAGGCAGCTAATGAACTAGGAATACAATCGCCCACAGCGGTAGCCTCTAGTACATCTCAGGATACTGTCCAACTCCTTGCGTTGATGAACGCTTGCGGTTACGAACTGCTGCGCAAATTTCCTTGGCGCGAGCTAACAAAGCCGTATTATTTTTATACGTCGTACACGACCACCACGGGCACCTACGCCAGCAATGCGCTGACGATTACTGGTATCCCGTCCACGGCCGGTCTTGACACGACTTATATGGTCGTTGGCACTGGCGTCCCTAACTCCACGTTCATTGTCAGCGTTGACAGCGCCACGCAGGTTACGATTGGCAGCAACACGACCAATGCCGTTACTGGCGGCACGATCTACTTCCAGAAGGTACAGTACGCGCTGCCGTCTGACTACGAAGCCATTATCCCGCGTACACAGTGGGACAAGAGCAAGCATTGGGAAATGCTTGGCCCGGAAAGCGCCCAGCAGTGGGAATGGATACTTAGCGGCTACATCTCGACCGGCCCGCGCGTCCGTTGGCGCTTGTACGGCAGCTATTTCCAAATCTGGCCAGGCTTCTCCAATAGCGAGAACTTGGGCTTTGAATACCGTAGCAACGGCTGGGCAACGTCCGCGGCCGGAGTGGCGAAAACCAGCTTTACGGTAGATACAGACACTTGCATCTACCCTGACCGGCTGATGGTTAACTTTACTAAGCTTAAGTATTTTTCCGCAAAGGGATTTGATACCACAGACATGCGCCGCAATTACGAAGATGAATTAGAAGCTGCGCAATCTTTGAATATGTCAGCAGCAAATTTGTCGTTTGCGCCTCGTCCTGGCACGGTATTGATAGGGTACGACAATATCCCCGATAGTTTCCCGGTGTCGTAATGCTAGTCGTAAGCCCAGCGTTTTCCAGATTTAATGCGGCTAATGGTGTTCTGAAGAACGCCGTAGTCAACCGCTATTTCGCGCTGCAATCTGTTGTCTTCGCGTATTTCTTTGACCTGCTCCAAAGTAAGTTTCGCAGTGCCGCAACGTTCACCTCTGTTTGTCGTGCCGTGGCGTATTCTGTCAGCTTGGTTGTTTTTTGGTGTGTCCCAGCGAAGATTTTCGAGGCGGTTATTCTGCGGATTTCCGTCGTAATGGCAGCATTCTTTCCCTCTTGGCCGCTTGCCGACAAACGCTTCCAAGACCAGCGTGTGCGGTTTTCTGTTTTTGGGCTTGTTGTTTCGCCAAAGAAGCAAAAAAATACGCCCGTCCTTTTTGTTAAGCGTGAATTTCTTGAGCTTTCCGCTAAGTTTAGACCGGACGTTCCCACCGTCCGAAACCTCATAAATACCTTCAAAACCCACTACGTCGCGCCATTTTTCCATAGTTTCTCCCATACCTACCCTACGGGCATACTATGAGGCCCCGCCGCTACAGTCAACCCGTCCAAGGTACGCGGACAAGCGTTGACAGCGTACCGGCGCCAGTTGGCGGCTGGAATGCGCGCGACGCGCTTGCGAACATGGAGCAAATGGATGCGGTCACATTAACCAACCTGTTTCCAACGCCTACGTCTGTTAACCTTCGCGGCGGCAGCACGAACTGGGCTACTGGCATGACTGGCCAGATCCAGTCTTTGTTTGTGTACAATGGCGGCGCCACACAGAAGATGTACGCCGTAGATGGCACGGCCAGGAGCATTTATGATGTAACAACGGCTGGTGCGGTTGGCGCGGCTAAAGTTACGGGGCTTACGAACGCGCTGTGGGAGTACACCAATGTCGCTACGTCTGGCGGCAATTATATGTACTGCGTCAATGGCTTTGACAAGCCGTTGCTATTTGACGGCACGACTTGGACGCCGATTGACGGCGCTTCGACACCAGCCATTACGGGCGTCACAACTACCGGCCTGAACGACGTTTTGCTCTTTAAGAACCGCGTCTGGTTTACAGAGAAAAACACGCTAAAGCTGTGGTATTTGCCTACGTTATCCATTGGCGGCGCGGCACAATACATTGACTTGCGTTCGGTAGCCCGCAAGGGCGGCTACGTTGTTGCCATTGACGTTTGGACAACCGACGCCGGGTTTGGGCTAGATGATATGCTTGTTATCATCACGAACAACGGCGAAGTCATCATATACCGCGGCACGGACCCGGCCAGCGCGGCCACCTGGGCCTTGGTCGGCGTATGGCAGTTTGGCGCCCCAGTTACAAACCGCTGCACCTTGAAATGGGGCGGCGATCTGCTTGTCAACACGCTTGACGGGCTATTGCCATTGTCAGCCGCGCTGCAAAGCGACCGCCTGGACCCGCGTGTGGCGCTATCTGACAAGATCCAGAACGCCATATCCTTGGCGTCATCGACATACGGCACAAACACGGGCTGGCAGATATTTAGCTACCCGGCCGACAACATGCTGATCCTGAACGTGCCAATTAGTGTTGGATCGCAGCAGCAGTATGTGATGAACACCATTACCAAGTCGTGGTGCAACTTTACGGGTATGCCGGCCAATTGCTGGGATCTGTTTGGCGACTTGCCGTACTACGGCGGCAATGGCGTGGTTGTACGGGCGCTTGACACGACATATGCCGACAACAACACGAACATCAACACCATCGGCCAACAGGCGTTTAACTACTTTGGGCAGCGCGGCATTGTAAAGTATTTTACGCGGCTGCGCCCGGCCGTGCTTTCGTCTGGTTTCCCGACCGTCAGCGTTGGCATAAACGTGGACTTTAACACGATATTTACCGGAACGCCGCTCAGCTTTACGCCAACGTCGTCCCTAAAGTGGGGCATTGGGCTTTGGGGCATTAGCACTTGGGGCCATGGGCTCATGCCTAATAACAATTGGCAGGGCTGCACGGGCATTGGTTATTGCGGCTCCATACAGTTTGCAAGCGCCAGCAGCGGCATAGAAATACAATGGGCTTCTACAGACGTTGTGTACCAAGCCGGTTGGGCGGGTATATGATGGCGAACATTGTGTGCGGTCCCATTATTGGTAATTGGGTTGCGGAACAGACAAATGGTTGCTTTAGCGAAAAAACGTCAACCGCTCTTGGTTTGCAAAAAGAAACGGGCGAAATCGTTGCGGGCGTTATCTATGAAAACTGGAATAAACGATCCGTCGTTGCGCACATGGCGGTACGAGGACGGCTTACCCGCAAGTTCATCGGAGCGATATTTCGTTACGCATACGAGCAATGCGGGGTCAACAAAGTGATTTTGCCCGTGCAGAGCGACAATGTGAAAAGCAATCATTTCGTAAGGCATTTTGGTTTTACGGAGGAGGCGCGCATTCGTGATGCGGCGCCCGCTGGTGATATAATCATATACAGCCTCGCTAAGAACGAGTGCAGATACTTAGGAGCAGCCTATGCGTAAGCGCGACCCGCTAGAGCGGTTTTACGAAAAGGTCATGGTTGACCCTAATAGCGGGTGTCATCTCTGGACTGGCCATTTAATGCACAAAGGTTATGGGTTTTTCCGGTATTCTCATGCGGAGAAAGAGCGGTTAGCTCATCGCTTTGCATGGCGCTTTGCGCACGGCAACGTACCTGAAGGTATGCATGTTCTGCACAAGTGCGACACGCCGGCCTGTGTAAATCCTGACCACCTTTTCCTTGGGACTAACGACGACAATTGCAGGGACAAGGTATCTAAGAAACGGCAAGCAATGGGCGAAAATCATGCGCAAGCAAAATTTACTACCGCTGAGATATACGCCATACGAGCGTATGAAGGGCCTAACAAGCCTTTAGCTCGCATGTTTGGTGTTGATCCATCAACGACTAGAAAAATACGCAACGGTACATATTGGAGGAGTGTGTAGTGGGGAAACCGGCGGCACCACCAGCACCAGACTACGCAGCAGCCGCAACGGCGCAGGGCGTGGCGAACAAGGACACGGCTGTATCCAACACGTCGCTGGGCAACCCCAACGTCATCAGCCCCTACGGCAACCAGACCGTCACCTACGACCAGTCCGGCCCCGGCGGTAATTACCAGCCGACCATTACGCAATCGCTCACGCCAGAGGCACAGCGGACACTAGACGCGCAACAGCGTGTGCAGTACGGGCTTGCGGACCTTGGGCAGCAGGGCCTCAGCACGGCGCAGGGCGTTTTGGGGACGCCATTTAATTACAACGGTCCTAGCCTTCAAACGTCAATCAATGGATCGCAGCCGCTTAACTACGGCCCCACAGCAGGGCAGTACGGGCAGGCCACTGGCAACATTGATACATCGGGCGTCGCCAAGATGCCGGTCAACGCTGGCATGACGGCGCAGCAGGCTATCCTGCAACGGCTGCAGCCGCAGATTAACCAGAACAACGCGGCGCAGGACCAGCAGCTTGCTAACCAGGGCATCACGTCCGGCAGTGAGGCGTGGAACAATGCCATGCGCACCCGCGACCAGAGCAACAATGACCTGTACAGCCAGGCGGCGCTACAAGGCATTGGCGTTGACATGAGCGCCAACCAGCAGGGATACAGTCAGGCAGCGAACAACGCTGCGTTCGCTAATCAGGCCATTGGTCAGAACTACGGGCAGGGCGCAACGTCTGCGGGGCTTTATAACAACGCGGCTGGGCAGCAGTACAATCAGGGCCTCGGTGCGGCGCAGTTTGGCAATCAGGCCGCGTTGCAGGCGTACCAGCAGCAGCTCGCGCAGTACAACCAGCCGCTTAACCAGATCACGGCGCTCATGTCTGGCTCTCAGATCCAGAACCCGCAGTTCCAGAGCTATAATGGCTCGCAGGCTGCGCCAGCTCCGGTGTTTCAGGGGGCGCAAGCGCAGGGCAATTACAACACATCAGTTTACAATTCGCAGATGCAGGGCGTCGGTGGCTTATACAGCGGGCTTGGCAGCCTTGCCGGTGCCGGTTTGTCGCCAGGCGGTTTTGCTAGGGGGTTATTCGGGTAATGGCTGATATTAGTCTCACGTCGGCATCGTCCTACGATCCGCAATTGCTTGCAATCCAGCGGCAGCAGAAGCTCGCGGAAATGCTCCAGCAGATGGGGCAGCAGGAATTGCCGGTGTCGTCGTCGGGTGGTATTTCGGCGCCTATCTCGCCTATGGCTGCGTTGGCAAAGGGGCTGAATAGCTTTGGCGGCGCGTATCTGTCCGGGCAGGCAGAAGATCGGGCGCAGCAGTACGGCAACTCAAAGCTATCGGATGCTCTGATGGCTAAGATGGCAGGTTCAAACGTAGACCCCGCCACTATGGCGTCCATTACGGCTCCTGCCGCGCAGTCTCAGCATGGCGTATTCAGCCGCGCGGCGAACTGGCTTGGCTTGGGTGGCGATCAGGCGCCTTCTGCCGCTGGCCCTGTCGCGCCCACGGCTCCGTCTGCCGCCCCGCCTGTCGATGCCGAAGGTACGCCAACTGGCTCGTACATGCTCTCCCCACAGGCGGCCCCTGTGCAGGCTGGCGCCACGGCCCCGGCTGACGCCGCGCCTGCCTCGCCTTATCTGGCGAAGCTCGACCAGCAGGCTCAGTATTACGCTGCGTACAATCCTACGACGCTGCAGGGCAAGATCGACCAGCAGACTGGCCTAATCGGTGTGCAGCAGAAGAAGAAAGAGTATCTGGATAATCTGCCCCGCTATCAGGCCATTCTTGCGTCTGCGCCTGATACTGTGAAGCCGCAATTGCAGGCGGCGTTGAATACTGGTGACACAGCATTATTGGACAAGTACGGCGCAGAACTGGCTGGTAAGCAAACGCCGCAGGTAACGGCTGCGCCCAAGCTAAATCCTGAGCAGCAGGCGAAATTTGCGGCGCAGCAGGCTTCTGGCTTATCGCCGCAGGAATACGACGCACAAGGCGCTGCACTAAAGGCTAAGGCTGAAATGCCTTATAAGGTACAGTTAGCGCGCGATACTGCTGCTGCCCGGTTGCAGGCGCTTGCCGATGTTACAGCACGAAATCCTGACGCCGTTGGTACTGCGGCAGATTACTTCATTGCCACGGGCGGCAAGTTCCCGCCTAACGCTCGAAATCAGGCCATGCAAGGGCAGGTTCTCCAAGCCGTTCATAACAAGCTCGGGACTATGGGCCTGACAATGAATGACGTTGTGAATACCGGCATCGGCATTCATGCCCGCACTGCCGCCGCTACGTCTGGTGCAAAAACGCAGATCCAGACGCAGATCAACGAGGATACCGCAAACGGCGCTGCGGCTATTTTGCAAGGCTTGCTGCAGAAGGGTGCCGCCGGACCGTCAAACATTACGGGCATTAACGACCTTACTGTGTGGGCGAAACAGCATACGAACGATCCGGATGCGGCCAATTTGGTCAACGGCATTAACTCGTTCTCTAACGAATATGCTCGCGTGATGACAGGAGCCACGACAGGCGCTCCGTCTTCCGACGCTGCCCGCAATGAAGCTGCAAAGCGTATCCTCAAAGGCTACAATTCTGGCACCATCCAGGCTGTGCTTGGGCAGATGCACTATGAAATGCGTAAGCGCAGTTCGGCCCAATCCAGTGCCTTGGGGCGGGCTACAGGCGGCACTTACAGCGGCGTGAATGCGGCCCCGAACATGGGCTATGTGCCGCCGCTTCCAGGGCCGGGCGCTGATCCTACAAATCCTGTTGGTAATTCGTACTCGCACCTCACAGACGCGCAAATCAAAGCACAGTTGGACATTAAGTAATGGCTGACCTCGCACTTATGTTGGAAGCCGAAAAGCGTGGGCTGCTCCCGCCAGATCAGACTGCGCTCTTGGCAGAGGCCAGAAGCCGTGGGCTTGCGCCGGGTGGGGCAGAGAAATCGCCGCCACCAGCCCCGCCGCAAAAGGAAAGCTTGTTCAACAACGCCTTCCTGACAGGCGTTCAGGAAGGCGCAGCGCCTGGGGCAGAGCTTGTTGGCGGTATTGGCGATCTGATGGGCGCCGGTATGCGCGCCATTGGCATAAAGACGCGCGACACGTCAAAGCCGCTCAAGAACGAACAGGGAAATTACCTGACTGTGCCGGGAGAGTATCTAACGCCAGGGACGGTAAAAGACGAGAATTTCCAACCGCAAACCATGGGGCAGAGATATGCCAAAACACTCGGCCAATTTACTAGCGGCGCCGCCCTCGGACCGGAGGGACTTATCCCTCGAGCGCTCTCCGTTGCGTTGCCTGCTGTGGGGGCGCAAACAGCCAATGAGCTATTCCCCAAAAGCACAATCGCCCCTCTTATTGGAGGTCTTGTCGGTGGCGCTGGCGTTGGTCTTGCTAGCCGTGGCGCGACAGGCATTGTCAACGCACTCCGGGGGGTTAAGTCTGCTAACGTGGTGGACGCCGTTGCTCCCACGGTAGCGGATTGGCACGACATCGCTACGACCAATTACGACGCATTAAAAACCCCGGAAAATAACCCGGTAATCGCCACAGGGAAGCTAAAGGACTTGGTTACTCAGGTTAGGGAGAAACTTGCGAGTGAGGCATTTGACCCGCAGTTACACCCGTCTGTCGCCAAGCTCTGGAAGACAATAAAATCCTTGCCTAAGGGCGACGATATTCATGTTGATCCCGACCTTGCCGGAGAAATAGACAGTATCTTTGGCCCCGGAATGTCTGCACCAGATCAAACAATCCCGTCCATCAAGGGCTCTACGCTTTTGGGACTTGAGACTGTCCGCAAGCAGGCAGTCCAGGCAGGCAAGAATTTTATGACTAGCGACGGTCGCCTGGCTAATCAAGTCAAGGGTGTTGTTTCAAACTTCATGGATAACATAGACCCGGAAGCGGACATTGTTGGGACAGCAGCCGGGGCAACGTCAGTCCCAGGCTTGGCGCAGCTACAGGCGGCCCGCCCCGCCTGGCAAACCATGAAGAAGGCGCAGACAATACAGGCCGTCATAGACAATGCGGACATTCGCGGCGCGGCTAATTATAGTCAGGCTGGTAGTGACGGCGCCTTGCGGCGTGGTTTTGCCAATTTGGCTGTAAACCAAAAAAAGATGGCGCAGTTTAGCCCTGCGGAACAGGACGCTATACTTCAAGTCGCAAAAGGCGATAACGCCACCAACGCACTTAGGAAAGTTGGTGCTATGTTCGCCGTTCGCGGTCCTATTACCGCGCTTGCAACATCAACAATTGGTCATGCTCTCGGGCCAGCCGGGCCGTACATGCTGGCTGCGGCTGGCGAGGCGGCCAAGAGGGGCGCTGCCGATGCTACGACCGCGAATGTAGAGGCGCTTAATTCCCTTGTTCGCGGCGGCCCAGAAGCCGTTACAAAACTGAAGGCTTTGCGCCAAGCTGCGCTTATGAAGGGGCTGCAAAACTACGGCCCTGTCGCGGTTTCGTCTGCGCCTTATCTCGCGACGCAGGGCGCCACCGCGCTCGCTAATTAATAGGAGGCATCACATGCCTTACAACGGAAAAGGAAAGTAAACATGTCGTTCAATGGGAGTGGTACTTTTACTTGCAATTCGGCGGGCCAGCCCGTCGTGTACAACACCATCGCAACGGACACGGCGTTCAACGCCCTGACCGCGGACCTGGCGACGGGGCTTAGCACTTGCATTACGAAAAACGGACAGACGACCGTTACGGCCGATATCCCGTTCGGCGGCTACAAGGCGACGGGCATCGCTGCGGCCACGACGACTGGCGATGCGCTGAGTTACGGGCGCGCTGCTACAGTCACGACGCTTGCGGCGACCGGCGCTGTCACGGGCATTGCCGGATTTGCAGACACGCAGTTTGGTTTTACATGCAATTTCACGTTTCGCGGCATTAGTAACAACGATTATATTGACGTTGTTGCGACTTCAAACGGTGTCCGCCTTGCTTCTGGCGCGACCTCTTGGGCGGCTATTTCAGACGAACGTAAGAAAACGCCATTTGCGCCGTTCGTCAATGCGTTGAATAAAGTTGCGGAGATAAAAACCGGAACTGGACGGTATCTAACAGACGACGAAGCCGCTGACAGGTCTTTCATGTCGGCGCAGTCTGTTCAGGCAGTGCTACCGCAAGCTGTGGACGAGGATGCAGACGGGTTCCTGATGTTGCGTACTACTGATGTCATTCCGCTGCTTGTTGCCGCGCTAAAAGAAGCTAAGGCTCGTATTGAAGCGTTAGAAGCAAGGTAATGGCCCGTATCATCAACCACGCTGGCTTGGCGCTCATCAAAGAGAGTGAGGGCTACCGTGACCATGCGTATGCTGATACGGGCAAGGTTTGGACGATAGGCTACGGTCATACCAAGGGCGTCAAGCAGGGCGACATCTGCAATCCGGCCCAGGCTGAACACTGGCTTGAGGAGGATTTGGTGTCGGCCGAAAGCGACGTATCAAGGCTTGTCAAGGCCCCGCTGACGGACAATCAGTTTGCGGCGCTTGTATCATTTACGTTCAATCTAGGCGCCGGCGCGTTGCAAACGATGCTGTCGCATGGTATTGATAAAATACCAACGCAAATGCTTCGCTGGGACCACGACAATGGGAAAGTGCAGCCAGGACTAACCAACCGGCGTCATAAAGAAGCCATTCTATGGAGCATAAACAATGAAATTAGTTAGTAACTGGACTGCTGCGTGGAAGTGGCTTTCTGTACAACTTGCTGTTGTTGCCGCCGCTGGGCAGATCATTATGGCGTCCATGCCTGAGCTAAAAAGCTGGGTTAGTGACGATGTTCAGCACTATGTTGGCGCCGCAATCATTGGCTGCATTGTGCTGGGCCGATTAATCGACCAGAATAAACCGGCTAGCTGACATGCCCATGCCATCGAATGAAGAGCGGCTTGCCACTCTTGAGAGCGAAGTGCATCAGATCAAGGACAATGTTGGCGAAATAAAGCTATCACTTAAGGCATTGGAAAAGGTAGCTGCCCAAGGCGGCGGCTTCTTCCAAGCCGTCCTGCTTATTGGCGGGTTGATCGGCTGGATTTGTGGCATAGCTGCTGCCCTGTATGCGGTGTTCCATCGATGACCAAACCGGGGGCGCATATGGACCCCCGGCTCAGAGAGTGGGCCACGCCTATACAGGCGGAATACCTAGACCTTCTCAATGAGACTGGCGGGTTAAGAGCAGCGGCGCGGGCAGCAAATGTATCGCACGACATTGTGCGGCGATCCCTGATAGCGTTGAAGGTACACGCGGCCAAGCAGGGCTATAGCCCCGAACATGCCATGACTAAGCCTGTCCCAGACGGCTATATCGTCAAGGGCGTATCCACCTATTACGACAAGGAAGGCAACCCCGCTGGGCAGTGGGTGAAATCTGCCGTTGACGCCGCTAGGCAGGCGGAGATGTTCAAGGCCGCTGCGGAGGCTATGGCGGAGGACATACCGCGCCTGGCGCCGCTTTCTAAGCCGCTGGTCACAAATGCGGACCTTTGCAACGTCTATACGATTACGGATTACCACGCTGGTATGTTGGCCGCAAAGACGGAAACGCAGGACGCGGACTGGGATCTGAAGATAGCGGAACGCACGTTGACCGGCTGCTTTGAGCAAATGATAGCGTCAACGCCAATGGCGCATATTGGCATAGTAAACCAGCTTGGCGATTTCCTGCATTATGACTCTTTAAGCGCGGTTACGCCCCAGCACGGACACCTTCTGGACGCCGACGGGCGCTATTCAAAGCTGGTTAGCGCGGCCATAAGGATGCTGCGCACAATCATAGACATGGCCCTGGCGCGGCATGAGGTTGTGCATGTGGTCATGGCTGAGGGCAACCACGACATGGCGTCCAGCGTATGGCTGCGGCACATGTTTGCGGCGTTATACGAGAAAGAGCCCCGCATTACGGTCGATACCACCGCGTTGCCGTACTACGTCTACCAGCATGGGGAAACGATGCTGGCGTTCCACCACGGGCATTTGTCCAAGAACGCGCAGTTGCCGTTGCTTTTTGCCTCGCAATACCCGGCCATGTGGGGGCTGACGAAAAAGCGGTACGCCCATGCCGGGCACAGGCACCATACTGAGGAAAAGGAGCATCCTGGCATGAAGGTCGTGCAGCACCCGACTTTGGCTGCCCGTGACGCCTACGCCGCCCGTGGTGGATGGATTAGCGAGCGCGAGGCTACTGCCATGACGTACCATATAAAGTACGGTCTTGTGGCCCGTAATACCGTGACGCCGGAGATGCTAGATGCCTAAGACAGACAGATGGCCGGCGGAGATTATCACCTACATGGCCAAGCGTGACGGGGCGCCTGAGTTTAACGCCAAGGTGGACTTTGACCCTAAGAGCGGCAAGCCGTGCGGGGTCTTTATCTGGCGGTCGGACAAGTCCACGCAGCACTTTGACGACGATCTAGATGAGCTAAGCCGTAAAATTTCACGGGTCATGCAGAGGCGCTACCCATGAGCGGCGGGCTATTGGCAATTGTTACGCTGATGTACCTGGGCGTGGCCGCGGACCAGTTTACCAAGGGCCAGCCCTGGATGGGCATTGTCTGGGCGGGGTATGCCATTGCCAATGTTGGCTTCATCGGGGCACTCAAATGAAGCTCACCCCGGATCTGCTGGCGGCGTCTTACACCTTCCTGCGGTCTGTGGAGCCATTTAAGGCGTGGAAAATGCCACCAGCGCACGTTGTCAAGTTTAAAATAATACGCAATCCGGCCATTCATGCCGACTTTGGCATAGAGAAGGGGCGTCCGGTAATCCGGGTATCCGCCAATGGCGCCGGCACTACGGTCACCCTGCTATCGGTCATGTGCCATGAAATGATCCATTACAGGCAGCATTTGACGGGCAAGAAAGACACCCACGGGGCCAGCTTTCAGGCAATGGCAAGGCGGGTATGCCTCGCCCACGGCTGCTTTGACCCAAAGACATTTTGAGGTACTATGCGCCATGAGCCTAATTGATCTGATCCCTGGCGTCCCGCAGCTAAAGATTATCGCTATGGTTGGCGGGGTATTGGTCGCTGGCTTGAGTGGTGCATATATGGCACACCGCTGGGATGCTGGCACGATTGCAGAGGCGCGGCTGGAAACTGCCAAGGTGCGTGAAGAATACGCCTCCTACGCAGCCTCCACAGCGGCAAACGCGGCCAAGGCGACAGCTAACGCCCTAGAACAGCAAATCCGCCTCCAAGAGGCTAATGACAGGCTACAAAGGGAATTGCAGGAGACTCAGGCTTTGGCTGATGTCAAAAATAAGGACCTCCAGACAATTCTGAGGTTGGCAAAGCCGGAAAACACTAGGTTGTTGGGTCCAGTAAGTTTATCATATTTAAATAAATTGCGCGCTTCGCATCCAGAGAACTAATGCCATGAGAAAAAAAAGGACCCCGGAGCAAAACCAACAAAGGGCCGAGAAAAACAGGCTTTATCTGGCATTTAGATATAAAACCGACCCTCTTTACCGCGAAAAAAATCTACAGGATAGCCGCCGCAGAAATGCAGCGCTTCGTAAAGACCCCATTGCGTGGCGCGGCGCGGCCATAAAATCCGCAAAATTTAGGGCAAAAAAGTATAACCTCCCATTTGACCTTGATATCTCAGATGTAATTGTCCCTGAAATCTGCCCAATTTTAGGAATAAAACTGGTTTTTGGGCATTCTAAGGGCTGCCAATCAAGTTCTCCGAGTTTAGACAGAATTGTTCCGTCTAAAGGCTATGTTCGGGGAAATGTAGTTGTAATTTCTTTCAGGGCTAACAGATTAAAATGCGACTGTGTTGACCCGGTAGAACTGCGGGCGGTTGCAGATTTTATAGAAATTAGCGCTTTCGCGGAGGTGATGCGCCGTGCCTCATAAAGCATTGTGCCTGCTAATTTTAGCGCTCCAAGTTACGTTAACAGCTTGCGGGCCAGAGAAGCCGGTAATCCAGACGGTCGTTGAGGTTCGCAACGTATATCCTGTTGTGCCAAGCAATTTCCTCAATTGCAGCCCAGAGCCCGTCCCAGGCGTTATCCTGACCGATGTAGCTTTGGCGCAGTTTACCGAAGCGGTGCGGGTTGCCGGCGAGGATTGCCGCGCTAGGCTTTCTTCTGTCCGCCAGACGGTTGCGGGCTGGCCTAAGTAGCTACGCCAGCCCCTTAATCCTGTTCCATAAACGTAGACAATTCTTTGTCGGCAAGCTTTGTCAATAACGCCACAACCGCGTCATAGGTTTGTGCCGCCAACTGCTCTTTCAGTTCCGGCTCGCTGCGAAACTCCGTTGTCTCAAACGTCCGAAGTTCTGCGAGAATTTCCGCGTAGGTCACGGCCCTGCTCCTCTACTTCACAAGATCGTGGTTAGACGGTTTCGGGCGCAGGATAAAACAGGCGATGTGCCGCCCGGTGCCATTGCCGGTGGATCCGTCCTCGATGGCGCACCAGCGCACGTCGCCAAGGTTCCTGATCTCGGCAATACCCATAGCCTTCGTCATCATCAGGACCCACTTATCGACCGGGTACACCAGCACCACCAGCTTGCCCTTGGCCTGCTCGATGATCGCCTTCCGCATCCAGCCGGTCGGGCCGATCTTGCGCCCCTTACCGCTCGGCGGCGGGATGGGTCCAAAGGGCGGGTTGACGTAATTCGATTGGCCCCACTCGCAGGTCAGGCCGTCGAAGCCCGGAGGCTTGGGATACGGGCACGGGTCGAAGTCGAAATGAAACTCGGCATCCAGTTCGTCATAGAGCGCCTTCGGCGTCAGCCAATAGTGCTTTCCATCCTCACCGTTGCCCCGGTGGAATTTGTTTTCTGCTGGCGCTAACTGCGACTGATGCACGGCGGCTCCTTAGTTTGAATATTCTATTTTAGAACTGGCGTGAATTTCGTGTTCCGGCCACTTATCCCCTGACCCTATGACCCACCACACGCCGTCCTCGAACTCGGCGGGTTGCCATTTGGTGTCATCTTCCAACTGTATCCAGTAATACCCATTCGCGCGCATGGTCGCTCCTTATTTTTGTCCGAAGTTTGTATACGTATTTCGGACACTCCTAAATCTTGTGGTCGTCTCTCCGATTAGAAGTTCCTGCATCGTCCCGGCTCCCTAAATGGCTTCTTTGAAATATAGAAACGCTATTGTCAGGCAAAACGGCGCGGAAATAATCGCGGGCCACACGCTGCTAAACGGAGCGGCAATAACAATTCCTTCAACGACAAGCATAAGGCTGCCCATCATCGCTAGACCAATGCGTATTTCCCAAGAAGGCTTTCTCATGTTTTACATTCCGCCGGAAGGCGGTGGCGTTGTCTCGTACATTTCATCGCTCCTTATTTGTTGTCTTTGTCTAACGCTGCCAGCCGCTTCGTGAGGGTCGCCGCTTCCTTCGCGTAGACACGCGACAGGTGAAGGTTGTGTTTGATGCGGCGCTTCAAGTCTGCCACATC